TCGAATTGTTAAATAACCGTTTAAATAAACTAAGTCTTCTATTTCGTATTGATTAAGAACTTGCGTTTCTTCGTTTAATAAAATAACAGTAATATACGGTACGTTATAACGTGGTATAATTGTTATTGTTTGCGGAGTAAGTGCTGGTCGTAAGATTGTCATATTATAATAACGATAAAATTGTGTTTTGTATTAAAACAAAAAACCCGCCTTAGTAGACGGGTTTAATGTTTCTTTCTTTTAAAGATTAGTCATTCACGTAAACACTTGAAACAATCGCTAATAACGATGTTTTAGCCGAACTTGATAAGATTGGTGCAGTATCAGGCTCAAGACTTTGAAAAGTCATTTTAAGTCCGTAGAACCCGCCTAAATCACCTGCAATCTCTCTCGTTCCCGTTGTTTTGTCTACACCGTTAGCAATACCAAAACAGTGTACCAAACCGTTGTTATCTTCTAAAAATAAAACCATTCTGTCACGGCTCAAAAGTTTTGCCTGATTTACTAAAGGCGCACTCAATCCCGTTAATACCAATTCAATAGTAGCATCGTAGAAAATAGTCCCGTTATCTCTCGAAGCGGTTTCTGTTTCTGTAGGTACGTTGCCCGTATTTTTTAATTCAAATTTAAATACCTCGTCAAGTGTCCCGATAGAAGTAAGTTCCGAAGAGGTTGTAGTAAATCCGTAATTTGCAAAAGGCGCAAAATAAGCATTTTTCAAACCGCCCGTAAAGTTCTTACACTCTAACAGTCTACCGCTGGTTATAAAATCACAAGCCATATATATGTTGTTTTAAAAACCGCCCCAATTAAGAGGCGGTTAAGTTATTATTAAACTGTAAATGTAGTGTACAATACAATCTCGTTACCTCTTACATACTGAACACCCGCAGTATATACCATTTTGTAACGTACTGTACCGCTCAAGTCGGTTTCGTCCATATCTTTGATACGTACTTCGTTGTGGTCAGATAATAGACCCGTACCGAAATAAAGGTTTTTCTTTTGGTAAATTACCATTGTATTAGCAGGTAAGCCGTTGATAATTTCTAATTTGTACATTCCTAAGTACAAGTCTTGACCTTGACCGCCTAAACCGTTGTTAATTCCTGCGGTAATCAAAGCGTTGTTATAGAATTGAGCAACATCAGGAGATACTGCAAAAACTAAATCTGTTTTTCTTCTCAAAGCGATAGGAACGGCAGTAGTAACTTTTTGCATTTCAGCTACTACGTTTGAAGCGGTAATAGTTGTAGCGGTAACATCGATAACTGTAGAATCAGCTAAGAATAAAGGTAAAAACCCATCAAAGTGTCCGTCATCTGTAGCATCTCCAACCCAAATATCTGAATCAGTAGCTTGTGCAGTATCGGCTAAAATTTCAACTAATAACGCTTGCTCTTCATCAACTGGCATATTGTCATTGTGTGCAGAGAAGCCCATCGATGCAGTATCCCATACATTTCTGAAATCTTCTTTACAAATTTCTGCTTCGTTTTTGATTTTCTTAGGCTCAAGAACTACCTCTGCCAAAGTTACTGAACCCGCAGGAGTGAACCCACAAGAAAAGTCTTGTCTTCCGTTACCGTAGTCGATTTTACGGATTGATGTTTTTACGGGAATGTTAGGTAATACCGTTACCAAACCTTTAGCGATAGTATCGGCTTCTTTGAATGCCTTACCTACTATTTCGCCAGCAACTGTACCGTTATAGTTACTGTTTACTGTTACTGTTGTAGCCATTTTTTATTTGTTTTTTAAATTATTTAAACTTTCAACTAAACGACCTTTTGTCGTAGTAGCCATTTTTACTTCTTTCTCAATCGGTGCAACCTTTGTTTTAGTTACTGCGGGTTGCTCGCTTAATTCAACTTTCAAAGTTTCAACTTCTTGTTTAGCTTCAGAAAATTTAGCTTCGATTTGGCTTGCAAATTCCGCTTTTAATTCTTCCCCAAATTTTACCAAGATAGAAGAAATCATATCTTTCAACTCTCCCGTTGAATCCATTGCCGTAGTGGGTGCTAGTTCTTTGGCTTGTTCAACTTCAACTTCAGGGGGTTGTTTTTCAGTTGTAGCTTCTTTAACCTCTGAAATATTACCGTCTTCGCCAACGATAATTACTGTTTCATCCTCTAAGGTATACTCACCCATAGGGGCGGGTACTGTGCCCTCAGGAGTTACCAACGATAGAGGTGTGCCAACTGTAGGCATATCCCCCTCGAATTCAATAACGCCAGCACCCTCTTTTAGATTGGCTTGCGCTAATTTGACAGATTTAGAAAACAAGCTTTTCAACTCGTTAACTATCTCGTCTTTCATTTTGTTTAAATCCATATTACTAACTTTGTTTAAAATTACTTTCTCACTAAACACGCCTTCTAAAGAGAAACCCGTTCCATTCTCTAAGGCTTTGTTATATTCTTCATCGCTATCGAATTTCATAGCACCAACCCAATCACCCGCTTCGGCATCTAAACCGTAAATCGCAGACTTATCTTTTTTCGGGTCTTCAACAATCCAACTTTCTACTAAATACGCTTCTAAAACATCTTTCGAATTATGCTCTACGTTAAAGTTTCTTTGTTTGTTGTTTTTGAAATACAACTCACTTGCACGTTTTACGGTTTGCTCACTAAAAAAAACCTCGTACTCTTCTTTGCTTGTTTCGTCGTAACGGTAAATCTTTTTGTTAGGCTTCATTATAACCCCTAATAATATTTTCTTTTTATCGTCTACTTTAGCAAAAGTTTGTTTTTTTTCTTCTTTTTTGAGTGCTACAAATTGGCTTTCCATTGCGGGACTACCAACTACAGAAATGGCATCTAAGCCGTCTTTCATTTCATCATTAATAAATAGCTCGTATACTCTCATATCTATATAACGTATTAATTAAATTTTGTCGTTTTTTTTAACCGAATACTGAATTCGCTACGGCATTTCTGTCTAACGCTTGTTGTGTGCTAACTTGACTACCTACAACAAATGTTTGCACGGGTCTGTTTTGTTGCCCTGCTATTGTTGCCGTTAATTGGTTAGTTGAACTTTGACCTACTAAATTGAATTGAGGGGTTGTACCGCCACCGCCACCACTTGAAGCACCGCCAGAACTTGAAGCACCGCCACCGCTTGACATCGGGTTAGTCGATAAAATATTTTTAACCGCTTTGAAACCCGTTGAAGCTACGAAAGCTATATTAGCAACTTTTAACCCTATTTCGTAAGGTGTAACCGCTTTTGTCGCTAACTCTGCCGTTATACCTTGATAGGTATTTATTAACGCTTGACCTACGGCAAAGGCTTTCCCTATTTTACTATTTTTACCTAATAAGTTTGCAATTTTACCGAACGTCTCACCTGCTAAGGCTAATTCTTGTTCTCTTAAAATTCTTTTTCTTTCGGATGCCTCTCTTTCTCTTTCCTCAATAGCATCTATACTATCATAATTTAATTGCGCTATTTTTAATTGAAATTGTTCTTCTAACGCTATTTGGTCTTCTTTTAATTTAGCATCTAAATTTATTTTGTCTTGAGCTTTTTGTAAGTCGGTTAAATCAATGTCGGTTTCTGTTTTAGCTAAATCCTCGTTGTATTTTTTGTTTAACTCTTCCAGCTTTTTGTTTTTTTCTTCCTCTGTTAATAAAGAATCTTTTGCAGATTGTTTGTCAATTCCATTTATTTGGTTTTGAAAACCTGCTCTTTGATTTTTTAAATTAAGCAAAGTTGTTTCGGCTTCTTTAACCGTTTTCTCTCCCTCTGCTTTTACTTCAGCAGGGTCGAATATTAATTTAGCTACATAGTCAGAAGCATTGTCTGCAAACTTTTCATCTAACCTTGCATCGATATTAACGCCAGGGATTTTATTAATTAAACCAATTAAAGCATTAATAGCCTTTGCTCCATTCTCATATAAAAACCTTTGCGGAATAGAGATAAAATCAATAAAAGATTTTAAGTATTTATAGTTTTGCTCTACTGCTTTTTGTTGCTCTTTGTTTGTTATTCTTATGTTTTCAAGATTGATTTCAGATGCCGAAATAGCTTCGTTTGTTTGTGATATTTTTAGCTTTAAAATCTCTCTTTCGCTTTTGCCTTGAAGTTTTAAAATCTCGTCTTGGTCGCCTATCGTTTTTAATTTCTCTTGCTCTTGGTCCAAGTTCTTTTTAGATTGAGCGTTTAATTTCTTTTGTTCTTCACTTACACCGCCTACTACCTCTTTAATGTCATCCCAATAAGCGTAAACAGTTCCTAAAGCAACTACTAATAAACCTATTCCCGTTGCCCCGATTGCTCTTTTAATACCGTCAAAAGCATTAATTGCAACGGCTTTTAATTGGATAAAACTATCTTTTGCTTCTCCTAAACCTTGCAATCCCTGAGCCAAAGCCATAGCGGACTGCACCTTTAAAAGTTGAGCCTCTAAATTTTTACTCTCTTTACCTACTAAACCTAAAGCACCTTGATAAGCTGAAAACCCCGAAGCTACACCCGTTAATGAAGCGGAAACGGCTTTAAACTTTGCATCAGGATTAAACGCATCAGTTAAAGCTTTGGCATCGGCTATTTTATCACCTAACTCTCCTGCCCTTTTAGCGGCTTCTATAGCTTGTTTTGATGTCGCACCAAATTCATCCGATAACCTTGCAACTTCTTGTTGAGCTTTACGATATTCTGTTTTTAAAGAAGATGTCTTTTTTTCTACTTCGCCTAAAGATTGTTGAAGCGCATCAAGTCCGCCCATCGCTTGTACTTGGTCAACATCAATCTCTATTACTTTCTTTATCGCCATAGCCTAAATATTTTAAATGTTTCTTTTATCGTTCTTGGGTATCTATACCCGCCTTTCGCAAACCTTATATTATCAGTCGTAGCTTTGAAATCCATTGACTGTAAAAGTTCAATTACTTGTGTTATCATTATTGTTGACCTTGTGTTACTGTTATTGTAAATGTATCTCCTGCTATTGTCACGTTAATATCCATTGACCGTTCAATAGTCGCATCGATTATCCCCGCGCTATATTTTGCAACTTTTATTTTTAAATAGTTTGTTTGCGTTCCGCTCGCATTCTCTAAAGTTATCCAACTCGTACCATCGCCTGTATCTACTAAAGAAGCTAAATAGTTTTGATTAGCCGTAATTTTACAATCGTAACTTTGTGCGCTTGGTGTAGCTATTAAAGTTG